AGGTGCTTCTATAGCGACTGCAAAAACTTTAGTAACTGCAAATAATATTACAGCAGGAGTTTCTATAGCGGCTATACTTGCACAAACATTACAAGGTCTTGGTGCTGGTAAAAAAGCAAGAGGAGGAATGATAGAAGAATACGCAAATGGTGGTATGGTTCATGGTCGTTCACACGCACAAGGTGGAGAGAAGTTTGCTGTAGGCGGTAGAGTAGTAGAGTTAGAAGGTGGAGAGGCTGTAATAAATAAAAGAAGTACAGCAATGTTTAGAAACCAATTATCTGCAATGAATGTAGCAGGAGGTGGTGTTAAGTTTGCAGATGGAGGATTACTTAATCAACCTGCATTTTCACAACAACAATTTAATGCTATAAATCAAAGTCAAATGATGGGTGCAATGAGTGCTGGTGGTGGTGGAGTAGTAGTTGTAGAGGCGGATATTACTGATAGTCAAAACACTGTAAACGTAATTGAAGCACAAGCAACAGTATAATAATTAAAAATATAAACAAATGTTTGTTGATAAAAAAACCAAGTTAGAAAGATTAGATATATGTAAAAATTGTAGTTTTTACCGAAACTTTTTGTTATTAAAAAGACCTAAATTTACTTATGGTGCAAGATGTGCTAAATGTAAGTGTTTCTTAGATGCAAAAACATCATTAACAAAAGAGTTCTTTGGCAAGTGTCCAGAAAACAAATGGTAAAAATTTACATATGAATTTAAAAGAAATCGCACAAAACTTTAACAAAGAAAAAAGAAAGTTTATGACTGAAGCAGTCATAAAACAATCTAACCATGCTCGTAACTTCTCAACTTATCATGCTGAATCATTAGATATTATGTTCGCAGAATGGCATTTATTATTTCCAACTAACAAACAAGACATGAATTGTAACTCTTGTAGAAAAGCAGTTGTCAAGTTTTGGGAAACAATGGTAGATGAGTGGATAGAACTAGAAAGAAAACCTAAAAAAACTAATGCGTCAAAAAAAGCAAAGGCAAAATAAAGTTGAGGTAGTCAAAGACTTTATTGATGTAGCAGGTGTAAGTTTAGAAAAAAGATTTGGTTTACATCCAACCTGTAAAGATATTGTCAGGCACTTTGTAGAGAGAGGCATAATAGAACCTAAAAGACTTAGAAACTATATGATTATAGTTGACTTTGATAGAATGTTGTCAACTAATAATGGTAGCAGAACTAACACATGGATGGATTTATCTATAAAATATAATATAAGCGAAAGTCAAGCACAAAATATAGTTTATAAAGAAAGAAAAAAAGAAAAACCTTCTAATAATATAAGAGATTAAAGTTTTGTAGAAAAATTGGGTAAAAAACTTTTTTATAAATTCTAATTTTGCCGTTATGAAAGAAAAATGGTATAACATACAAAACAAGAAGGGTGAAACTGCTGACATTTATATCTTTGATGAAATAGGAAGATATGGTGTTTCTGCACAAGAATTTATTTCAGATATAAAAAATCTGAAGAATACCCCAATCAATTTAAGAATTAATAGTTTAGGTGGTGATGTTTTTGATGGCATGGCTATGTATAACGTAATTAAAAGGAGAGAGGCTAGAACCACTGTATATATAGAAGGTATAGCGGCAAGTATTGCTACTATAATTGCTTTAGGTGCAGATGAGGTTATAATGGCAGAAAATTCTTTATTTATGATACATAATGCGTGGGGAGGTACTACTGGTGAAGCAAAAGACATGAGAAAAACTGCAGAAACTCTTGAGAAAATATCAAGTGAGTTAACAGATATTTACACTAAAAAGACAGGATTATCAAGAGAGGCTGTAAGTCAAATGATGGATGAAGAAACTTGGTTAAATGCTGAAGAAGCATATGAATTAGGTTTTATTGACGTTATTTCTGACTCAATAAAAGTTGCTGCAAAGTATGATATTTCTAAATTTAAAAACATAACACATGAAAAAATTAAGAATCAATTAAGTATTAACATAAATAATAAAACAATGACTAACGAGTTAAAAGAATGGTTCAACAACAAAGTTGAAGAAATCGTTGCTGCTGTAAAGAGTGATGTGAAGGTTTCTGAAGATGTTGCTGAAGATACAGCGATAACTGTTAATCTAGGAGATAATGAAGAAATAATGAATAAAATTTCTGATTTTGAAACTAAAAACTTAGAGTTATCTAACAAGATTTCTTTATTAGAAGAAGAATTAGCAACTTCTAAAGGTGCTAACGAAACTTTAACTGAAGAGGTTGAAGCGTTAAACGCTAAAATCAACAAAGCAGATGCTAAAGGTACTGAAATAGAAACTGATAGCGACCCTGTAATCGTTGAAAACAAAAAAGAAGATGCTAATGCAAGTTTTTACAATGCAATGGCAGAAAGAGTAAGAAATAAATTTAATAACTAAAAAAATAAAAACAAATGGCAAACGTAGCAAATAAAGGAACATTCGCAACTTACTCAGGTGCGAACCTTAATGAAATTTTTTATGAGCCAGTATTTAGAAGTGATGATATTATGCGTAACTATAGAGTTATTCCTAATGTTAAGCATAAAATGAATGTATTTACTTCTGCTGCTCTAACAAAAATTGTACAAAAATACACTGGTTGTTCAGCAACAAGTGGTTCTACTCAATTTAACATTGATGAGAAAACAATCACTGCAGGTAGAATGAGAGTTGCTCTTGAGCAATGTACTGATGAGTTCTTTGGAACTTACATTGAAGAAATGTATAAAAATGGTGCAGATGTAATGAACATTGAAGGAACAATGTTAGCAGATGCAATCGTTAACAGAGCAGTAAAAGGAATAGCACAAGACGTAGTAAGATTAGCGTGGGGTGGAGATGATTCTACTGCAAACTACCAAGGTGTAACAGGATGGATTAAATTAATGGGAGATGATGCAACTGTTGAAGGTGCAAAAAGAGCAGTAACTTGTACTGATTCTACTGCACCAACTGCAGGAGAGTCTTTAACTATAATAAGACGTGCTTATGATGAAGCACCTGCTGCTTTACAGCAAGTACCTGCATCTGAGAAAAAGATGTTTGTTTCTCCAGCAATTTACAATGCTTACTTAGCAAACTTAGAAGGAACTTCTGCTGACTTAGCAATAACTAACCAACAAGATGGTGTATTAGTTGTTAAGTTTAGAGGTGTTGAATTAGTTCCTATGTATGAGTGGGATACAATCGTTGCAGACTTAAATCCAACAATGTTTGATGTAAGTGGTACTGATTATACAAATGGTCTTTGCTACTGTGCAGTTGACAATTTAATAATTGGTTCTGATGTAACTGACCCAGAAGGTTCTTTCAAAGTATTCTATGATGACTTAGAAGAAAAAATGTTCTTTAGAGGTTACTTCAAGTTAGGTGTACAATTCTTGTATCCTTCACTTGTTCAGTGGGTAATTGCAAAGGCATAATGACAATGTAATAATAGAGGAGGTGTAAAAGCCTCCTCTTAATTACTTTTAATTAACAATAAAAACAATAATAAAATGGCAATAGATACAGGTTTAGGCGTAGAGTGTAGCGACTTACAAGCAACTGGAGGGATAAAACAAATTCTTCTAAGGTCTTGGGCAGATGCAGACGTAATTACTTATGGTACAGGTACAGCACATACTATTACTAATATACAATCAGGTGGTGATGCTAACTGGTTTGTTTATGAGTTTAAAAACGAAAATCCATCTTTAACAATAGCGGCTACAAAAGAAAATGGTTCAACTGCATTTGAGTGCAGTCTTTCTTTTATGATTCCTAATATAGCGGCTACAAGGTTTGAAGAATTGAAAAATTTAGAAAGCACTTGTATGATGGGGTTAGTTCTTGATACTAATGATAAATGGTGGGCAATAGGTGTAAGTGCAAAATACGCAAATGAAACTGTTGCAGCAAAAAGTCAAACATTTTTAAATCTAGTTGGATTTGAAGGTGGTACTGGTGCTGCTTATTCAGATGAAAATGGTATTACTGTAAACTTAATGGCAAGACAATTTGAATTACCAAGAGAGTATAAAGGTACTGTTGGAGTAAACACTAATGCGTTGACTGCAACTACAGGTGCATAATAATTAAAGGTATAATAATAGGTTGAACTTTGTTCGTAAAAAGTTTAATAACATTATCCTATTAATATCTTTTTTTTGAAATATGTGTAATTGCAATGCAAAAAGCGTAGATTCACCACATTTAAAAATATATACAGTTATGTCAGAATACAAAGCAAAAAAATCAGTAGGTACTTTATATAAGGGTGGTTTTAAAATTAATTGGGCAAGTGCAAGTCAAGAGGAATTAGCATATGCCTATGAGGAGTTAGGTATGACTTCATTAATAGAAAAAACATCAAACATAAAAACAAAAGATGAGCCAAAGAAAACAACCAAAAAGAAAAAGTCAGGTAAAGAATCTTCAGACTCAAAAGAGTAATACTTTTGAATTTGGAGTTTTTAATTTAGCAATACCTGAACATATTGAAGAACCACAAGACTTATCAAAAGTAAGGACTAAATTTATACCTTTTGGTACTAATAATTTATTTCCACAATATTTAGCAGAACTTAAAAGAAAGTCATCTACACACAGAAGTGTACTTGCACAAAAAACTATTTTTACAAGTGGTGCAAAGTTTGTTACAAACAATGATGAAATAAAAGAATACATAAAAGATGTAAATGCTGATGGAGAGTCTTTAAGGCAAGTATTTAAAAAATTAGCAGATGATTACTATACTTTTGGAAATGCTTACTTAGAGGGTGTTTTATATGATGGTGGTTTAAATCTATATCATATAGATGCGACTACTGTTAGAATGGCTAAAGACAAAAAAGAGGTTTATATACACCCAGACTGGGCTAAGTATAATACTATGAAAGAAAAACTTACTATTCTACCTCTTTATCCAAAAATAAAAAGCAGTAGGTTTGTTTTACAATTTAAAGATTATGAGCCTACATTCCAATTTTACGGATTACCAGACTACACTGCAGCACTAGAACATATAGCAGTTGACTATGAGATTGGTAAATGGAATCATACAAAATTTAAAAATGGTTTCCAGCCTTCTGCAATCGTTGAGATTAGCGGAGATATGGGGGAAGAGGAGGCTAAGAAATTAGTTAGAGAAGCACAAAAGAAATTTGTTGGTGATGGTAATAATGGTAAAATTATGTTTATCGTTAAAAACGGAGATACTTCTCAGGCTAATGTTCAAATAATAAAAGATGACCAAGAAGGTAGTTGGATAGACTTACAACGAATTACTGACCAAAATATTGTAACTGCACATAGATGGCAGCCATCATTAAGTGGCTTGGTAAGTTCTGGTAAAATGAACAATACTGGAAGTGAGATAAGAATTGCTTATGATTTAGCAATGACAACAGTAATCAAAGATACATCTGATTTACTTTTAACTGGACTAAAAAAAATATTATATAGAGAACTAGGATTTTTACCAGAAGATTTAATAATACAATATGAGCCGCCAGTTAGTTTTGCTACTCAGATTGACCCTAAAGAAGTTCTTACAATAAACGAGCAAAGAAGAATGTTAGATGAAGATTTACCAATGCTAGAAGAGGGTAATATGTTTATTACAGATAGAGAGCAAATTATTGTAACTAGAGATGATGATGCAGATGGTGTTGGTGATGATGAAGCAGGAGACTTACAAGTAACGGAAATGGAAACACAAGAATAACTATGGCAAACGTAAATCAATATAACCCTTTAGTAACAGCAGCAGAAGTTATTAGTAATAGTTTTACTAATGCAAATACTGACCCTGCCTTAATATCTGATAATACTATTTTACTTTCAGAGTTGGCTCACATAAAACACGCTTTAGGTAAAAAGTTTTATGAAGAAATAAAAACTCAACATCATAATGGTACTTTAACAGTTGCAAATCAAACATTAATGGATGACTTTCTTACAAGAACTTTGTGTTGGTTTGTAAGATTTGAAGTAATTAATGAGGTTCAAAGCAATAGTAGCAGTATGGGTATAGTTCATAATGTAGATGAGTTTTCTACTATTATAGACCCTTCTGAGTTAAACGCTTACAAACAAGACACTTATAGAAAGGCTGAGATTTATTTAAAAGATATGATAGATTATATGGAAGATGAAGACCAAAATGGTCTATATCCTACATATGAAAGTAATAGACCATGTAATAATGCTACTTATAAGAATCATGGAATAATAATGTACGACAGTATATATTCAAGACCAACAAGAAACTATGGTAGTTGGAAGGATTACTGTCCTTGTGATGACTGTTAAAAATATATAAATGGCTGCAAACGAACATAAAAACTTAACTGATGCAAATAGACACAACCCAAAAGGTTTTGAGATTGCTAGTAATGATACTCTTTGTAGTAAGAATATCAATGGAACTTTAGAATGGGTTGATAAAAGTGAAATAAAGATAAGCACATTTAAAATGCAGGGTTATGCAACTTGTCAAACTAATTATGAGTACAGACAAAACCTAACAGATGGTCAATCTCCTTATGAGATGAATCAAGATTATGGTAGTGCAACTGTAGGTGCTGCTACTTTAGATGTTAGTGATATTTTTAGAACTGATGCCTATATACCACACCTTGCCGCTACTGTAAAATACATAAGAGGTTGGATGAGTTCAAGTACAAATGATACAGTAACTTTAGCAATTTGTAAGGTAACTCCTGCAGATGCAACTGCAACTGCTTTAACGCCCACTGTAATAGATGAAATTGCTATAGCCATGCCAGGTAACCCAGATGCAAACGATAGATTAAAAACTATAAACGAAACTACAATAACAGCACCAAGTGTTGCTGCTGGAGATTTAATTTTTCCAATGCTAAAAACAAGCGGCTCAACACCAGTTGTATATTTTAATGTTACTATAGGATTGTGTTATGACAACTAAAGAAGAAATAATAGCAATGAAGAAAGATATAACCACTATAAATGGTAAGATAGATAATATAGATGCTAAACTAGACATGATAACTGATAAGTTGTTAAATCCAGATGAAGGTGTAACGGCAAGAGTTAATAAAAATACATCTATGAGAAAAGTATTAGTAAAGGCAATGTGGGTTATCTATACTATTACTCTAGGTGCTTTAATAAAAATATTTACAGAATAATAATTTAAAAAAAAATAAAATAAAATGAGTACATACGATACAGACAATACACTACTATTTGAAATGTTAGGTAAGGGTGGAGGAACACAGGTCTTTACTACAGCAGCACAAACAAGCACTGATTTTTATGCAGTACATTTTCCAGTAACCTCTGTTGTTGCTTCAATAACTGCAGATGGTGTTACAGGTGAATCTGCTCTTCAAACTACTTTACCTGCTGGAACAACATTATTTATGAGAATTACAGCAATAACTTTAACAAGTGGTATTGGTATAGGATATTCAGAGCATGATGGAAACGCTAACGCATAATAAATAATAATATGTTAACTTTAAAACAAGCATTAGGATTAACTGATTTAAAAAAGGCTTTTGACACTTACTCTTTAAGTTTTAATGGTACTGATGAAAGTGTTACTATTGACTCAATGGTAGGAACTTTAAATCCTTTAGAGGGTTCTGTTTCTTTGTGGTGTAAACTAGATACAGTTTCTGCTTCTGGTAATTTATTTAGAACAAGAGTAGATGGCAGTAATTATATTAATGTACTTTATCATGCTTCTTCTAATCAAATGAGATTTGCATACAAGGCTGGTGGAACTTTAAAAACTGCTGTATTTTCTGATGCAATAGAAAATGATGGTTTATGGCATCATGTAGTTGGAACTTGGAGTGCTTCGTCAGATGAAATTAAAATTTATTTAGATGGAACTTTGAAAGCAACAACTACAGGTTTAGGAACTTGGAGTGGAACTTTAGTGGATGCAGATTTAGGTCAAAACTTAACAGGTGGAGGTTTTTACAAAGGTAAAATGAGTAATGTAGCATTATTTAATACAGTTTTATCTTTGGCTAATGTTCAGTATATACAGAATAGGTCAAATGCTGTTGCTACTAGATTTTATCCTATGGATATAACTAATATGTCAGGTTTAAAAGCATATTACAGATTGGGCTTAGGTTCAGGAACTGTAGCCTTAGATAGCAGTGGTAATGGTAATAATGGAACTTTAGTTAACACTCCTACTTGGAGTACAACAACACCAACTTATAATAATTAATATGAAATACGTTTTAATATTAGCAGAGCAAGTATCAGAGGTAGATTTTAGTCAGGTTTTACAAACTTCTGAAGAAACATTAAGATATAATAATGATAGAAGTCAGGCATTATTAAAGTTTGTAGGAGATACACCTAGTTTTTTAGAGGGTAAAAGAATATACGATTATGAAAGTATAATGGAAATTTTAGATAGTCCAGAATGGACACAAGAGGATTAATAAAATAAATAAATAATAAATATGGCAACAACAGTACAAGCGGCAGATTTAACAGTTACAATAACAGAAAGTTATTCTTTAAATGGAGTTTCTTATGGTAATACCACTACTAAATCTTTTACTAATGGTGGAGAAATAGTACAAAGAGTTATGGCTATTCAAAGTCAAGGTAGAGGTTCAAACTGGACAGATATTTTAAATTTTGGTGCAGCAGATTCAGCAGGTCAGGTAGATGTATCTAATTACAAATATTTTAGAATTACAAACTTAGACGACACTAATTTTTTAGAATTAAGAATTACAGGTGCTTCTAACACTTCTTACTTTGTTAAAGTAAAAGCAGGAGAAAGTTACTTTTTAATGGATAACGAAATGGATGCAGAAACAAGTAGCACAACTGTAGGAACTTTAGCAGATGTAACTCAAATTGCTGCTAACGCAAATACAGATGGTATTGACATTGAGTTTATGTGTGTAACAGGATAATAAATGGCTAGAAAGAAAACAATAACTTTTGAATTTAGAGGTAATGGCAGAAAGAAGCGTAAAGGCGTTCATTCTAAAAATGCCTCTAAAGGACAGAGAGGATATAAAAAGACCTATAGAGGTCAGGGAAGATAAAAATTATAGATATGCCTTGTTACGAATGTGAAAATGGAAAATGGAAGTTTGGTCAAACTGGCAACTGTCAGTATGATTCTAAATCAGAGTGTGAAACTGCTAATAAAGATTATTATGCAGAAGAAACTTATAATGACTATCCTGAAGCAGCAACCAATAATGCTAAGAGAGCAATAAAGTATAAAGAAGAGAATGGTAGTTCTTGCGGAACTATCGTGGGCTGGACAAGAGCCAGACAATTAGCAAATAGAGAAAGCCTTACAAGAAGAACTATTGCTCGTATGGCATCATTTAAAAGACACCAACAGCATAAAGATGTGCCATATGATGAAGGTTGTGGTGGTATAATGTGGGATGCTTGGGGAGGTGATGCAGGTGTTAACTGGGCAATAAGAAAGTTAGAACAAATAGAAAAAGCAAAAAATTCTATGAAGAATCAAGAAGAAACAGAAATTAGCGAGAGAATAAAAAAGGCCTTGAAAAATAAAATGGAAGAGCATAATGAAGATGTGAAAGATTTAAAGAAGGATTGGAATCCAAAGGTTACTGTTGCTAAACTAGAAAAAGTATTTAAAAGAGGTGTTGGTGCTTATTATACAAATCCTGAAAGCGTAAGAGAAGGGGTTACAGGGCCTGACCAGTGGGCACTAGCACGTTGCAATTCTTTTTTATATGCTTTAAGAAATGGAAAATATAGAAGTGGTAAGCATGATACAGATTTGTTACCAGAAAACCACCCAATGAAAACAACTAAAGAAGAAAAAAACATGGCAAAAAAAAGAAAATACTATGGAGATGATGAGCATGACCATCACTTTCACTTTACAAAAGATATGATGGAAAAGTTACATCATGATGGAGAATTAGAAGTTAAGGTAGAAGAAGATGATAAAGAGATGCTTATATTGTTTACTTATGATGTAGAGGGTATGGAAAAAGAAGAAGAAAAAGAAGAGTACACAATAGAAGAAGATATAAAAGAAGAGTTCACTGATTTCTTTGACGAAATAATTAACAAGTATAAATAATGAGTCTTAAATATTTTAAGAAAAAAGAATTTACTTGTTCTTGTGGTTGTGGACAAACAGTCATAAGTGATGAATTATTAGAGATGTTAGATATGGCAAGGGAACTTGCAAAGATACCATTTGTTATAAGTAGTGGTTATAGATGTAAAGAACATAATGAAAATTTAATTAGAAAAGGTATAAAGGCATCTAAAAACTCTGCACATTTAAAAGGTTTAGCAGCAGACATAAAATGCAAAAACAGTAAAACTAGAGCATTGATGGTAGATGCTTTAGGTTATGCTGGATTTACAAGAATGGGTTTAGGTAAAACCTTTATCCATGTTGACATAGACAACAAAGATAAGCCAAGTCCATCAATTTGGCTTTACAATTAGAATATTAACCAAATAAATATATTATGAATTTTATTACAGAAAATTGGCTAGAGTTATTAATAGGTCTTATGGCTTTTGCTAAAGTTATAACTAATCTAACTCCAACAGAAAAAGACAACAAAATCTTTGGATGGTTAGATACTATTATAGACGCACTAATACCTAACTATAAAAAGAAAAAATAATGTTTAAAAAGTATATAGCAGAAGCAATAATAAAAGGAGGTGTAAAACCTATAACTGAATTAATAAAAGCAGTTAAAGAATTATTTACAGACACAAAAGGTAAATGGAGTAGCAAAAGAACTATTAGCGGTGTAATAGTTTTGGCTGCTAGTTTATACATAGAAAAAAATGGTATAGATACTAACTCTCTAATACTTGTAGGGTTAGGAGTGTTACCATTATGCTTTTCTGTGTTTGAAAAAAATGATTGTAAAAATGTGTGTAAAGACAGTGATGTTTGTAAAAAATAATTATCTTTGCAAACAATTAAGATGGGGTTATCCTGTCTGGTTTCTAGTTTACAGTTTATAGTTATCAATAGTGAGGTGTTTATAACATCTCACTTTTGGTTTTTAAAGGGGTTGTTTTTTATATACTTTTAGGTCAACTAATAAACAATACAATGAAAAAATACGGAAAAAGATTGAGG